TTAACGTTTTTTATAAATGGCTATAATAATAGCTATAAGATGCAAAAAAGTTTTGTGCCTAAATGGCTATTATAATAGTTTATTTTGCTTTTATTTTGCTTTTACTTTTCTTTGATCAATTATTTGATCCATTGTTCCTCCTTTTATTGTTTATATTTTACCCCATATTGTTTTTAACATTTCAATCTGTCTATCTGTCAAAATCCCATTTTGAAAATATTGATCACTTATTGATTCAATAAATTTTTTATCCCAATCGCTTAACTCGCTATTATCCAAGACTATTTCAGATGCACAATCTTCTAACCATTCATTAACTTCTTTCCCGTTTTCATAGTCATCAATAATTTTCAATCGATACACGTCAACGTCATACTGGTCTCTTGGTGTTAATGCGATAGTTCTGATGTAGACAGATTCACCTACTTGCTCATTTTCACCATTTAATGCAGTATCCCAATATTTTTGATCTAAAGTTGAGAAAAAATCTCCTACTTTTAAATTTTTTGCTTTTATTTTTTCAGCCAATATTTTTATCATTTTAACCTTTCTAAAATTATAAACAAATCAGGATTTGCTCTTTTTTTCTTTATCATGCAAAGGACATCCCTCTGAAATCCAATATAAAATTTTGTTATCTTTATCTTTCGAAAATCCTTTTCCATACCTATTGTCAATAACCGGACAAGTACATCCTTTTTTTATCGCTTCTTTGCTTCCGGGATTAGGTACATATCTACCCATAATTTTTCTCCTTTGTTTATACTTTTATTGATTTATTTAATAACCAATCTAACAATTGGAATATTTTTTTTTCTGGCATATCATTTTGAGTTATATGCAATTCATGATAATATTCGTCTACCAATTCATTTAAATCATTATATTTCTCATGATAAAACTTATTCTTATTATCCCGTTCTTTAGCTTTAAAATGTTTTTTAAACATTTCGACATTATAATCCAACAACTGCAACCATTGACCACAACTTAACTCAATAGTTTTAAAAATACTCTTAATAATATATAGAATCCATACAATAGGAGCTAAAGGAAAAATCCAACATTCTATAGAATTTTTTACTTTCCTGACGGGCAAATAAAATCTAGGAGATAAAGAAAGTTCCATTTGATGCCGAACAACCAACACCTTAAACATTTCTTTCCAAGTCTCTAATCTTAATTTTATTGATCCATCCTTATTTCTTATTCCTATCATAGCCCCCCCTTTTTTCATTTTTACATTATAATTCCCCAAAAAAAGAAAAACAAGATTATTCTTTACAATGAATTAGCAGTCTTAATAACTAAATTTGCTGAAAATTCTTCAATTTTAGCTCTCTCATGTAATGATAAATTCTGAGCACCAATGGTCAAAGCATTTACTATATTATACATAGATTTATTAGGAACATTATTGCAGGATGAAATAAAATAATTCTTATATTGGTTCGGCCATCTTTGCGTATTACATAAATTTTTAATGTAAGAAAACGGGTCTTCTATTTTTACTTCTTTAAGTCTTTGAAAACTATCATAAAAACTATTAAATTCTGATTTGATATTAAACATAATTGACGCACAAATCTTTAAAATTCTTAATTCATCCCCTCTATGTCTAAAATGTACACCTCCCATAGATTTCGGAAAAATAAAATAATTCTTATCCTTTGATCTATACAATAAACCTCGGAATTGCAGAGCAATATACCCAACTTCTGAATTTTGGACAACTATTCCTTTCCTGACGATATCATCTGTTTTATCATCTTTTTCTTCAAACACAAATCGAATAGAAGTCATATTTTCATTGATCAGATAATCTGATATAGTAACATCTCTATTTTTCAAAAATGGCTCTATAAAATCAATCAATGTCAAATTATCGATAGGAATGTAAGAGTTATTGACTATCGCTCTTACTAAGTTTTCATTTATTACTCTAAATTTCCATTGCTTTTTTGTTTTTGATAAAAAGTAATTAACATTATTTTCTTTTAACTCAGATGAACATTTCTTTAAATATGAATTCGGGAGTCCTAATTTTGTTAATAGTTGATCATGCGCTAAATCACTCAGAAATAAAGAATTTTTGGCATTGTCTTGCAATAAATATGGCTGTTTAGTTTCTTGGTCAAAGATATATCTTATTTTCTGACAATCTATTGACAAATCAAAAGGTTTTTCTCTTTCATATCTTTCTTCTATCGTTTGTTTTAATTCTTCGTATTGCATTATTATTCTCCTTTTACTTCTATTTATTGTTATACTATTATTCTAATCCAAAATCAAAAACTTTTAATATTATTCTTACTTCGTATTAAATTCTTATTTTTAACCATGTCTAATATTTATATATGTTAACTATGCTTATGTCAAGTTTTTTGTTTTTTTTATATAAAAATAATAAATCATGATATCATTCAACAAGTTAAAAGATAAAAAAAAGCCACTTGCCTTTTTAGACAAATGACTTTTAATTAAATAAAAAACATTATTCGTTTACTTTTTATGTTTATTAACCATCCACCGATATTGTACAATTTTTTTCTTCAAATTACCTTTTAATTCAATAAGAACTTCTCCACTTTCTTTTAATGACATAAGTTCAGTATATAACCATCCATTGTCTTTACCAATATTCTCTCTTACAAATCTTAAAATATTAAATTTTTTCTCACCCTTAAAAACTCTCTTTTCTTCATTAATAGTATTTATAACTTCTTTTACTTCTTCTTTTACACTAACTATTTCTTCATTTTTTATAATTTCTGAAGGGCGAATAACGCCTTCAGGAGATACTTCAGGCATTATATCTGATGATACTTCAGGAGATACTTCAGGCATTATATCTGATGATACTTCAGGAGATACTTCGGGAGATACTTCAGGCGATACTTCGGGAGATACTTCAGGCGATACTTCGGGAGATACTTCAGGCGATACTTCAGGCATTATATCTGATGATACTTCAGGGGATACTTCAGGAGATACTTCGGGAGATACTTCAGGCATTGTATCTGATGATTCCTCTAGTGATTTGTCTAATGTTTTGTCTAATAATGAATCTAGTGATTCCTCTGGTGAGTCCTCTAATAATTCCTCTAATGATTCTTCAGGTAACTCATCCAATAAAGAGAATTTTACGTCTTTATCTTTATCTTCATTTTCACTTGATAATCTAAAAACTGATTCACTTTCTAAGTCAAGATCTGTTACTTCTTCGTCAACAAATCCGCTTAATTCTTGCTCCACTAAATCAGGTTCTAATGTCAATTTTTTGTCGAATTGTTCTTTCAATTCTACCTTTTCTTCTTCTTCTACTTTTTTATTATCATATTCCATTACATAATCTCCTTTAATATACCGGAAAAATCCATAAACTTGCTGCTTAACATTTCGTCTTTTTAAATATTTATTCTTCAAGCTGCCTTTAGCAATTACATACGGATGTCGGTATTCTTTGCAATAATTTATCCACCACAAATAATCTTTATTTATTATAGGATCTGTTTCTATTAAATCCAAAAATAAATTTTTTTCTTTAATTTTAATTTTTTTTAATTCTTTTTCTTCCCCTTTCCAAAGTATAGGTTTGAAATCATACAATGAAGACCTAAACGTAATTTGTCCCCCCATTTTTCCCCCTTTTTTTGAATTTTAATTTTTTATTTTATAATCCTCCGGTTCGACATTTGGAGCATGAAAAACTAATGATAATACTTCACCAACATCAACTAAAGGCTTTTTATTCCCGGATATATCTTTATTAGAATATTGGTCATGATTTAATAATTTACGAATCAATTGATATTCATCATCTGACAACTTATAATAATTATATTGAGCATAATCAAAATTTCTAAACTTTTTTCTTAACTCTTGAAAATCTAATTGATTCTTTAATTTTTCCATTTCAGAACAATAATTTAAAACCAAATGTTCAACCATTCTTAATGTCCCGATTCGATTAATATCTTTATTTATATTTTCTCTTATATTCTGAATTTCTATTTCTTCTAATTTTCTATTATCCCTAAGTTCAAAACTCTTAACAATTGTATCTATCTCTTCTTTTGATGCAAAAATAGGTTTTTTTACTTTTAGAAAATAATCCATTTGTTTTATTCCCCTCTCGCTATTGAATATACATAACCTCTTCTAAGTTGACAGAATGTTTACTTAATACTCTTTTTGTTTGTTGTTGCGTTTTAGCTTCCTTTAGCTCTGACAATAAATTATACATTACACTTAATTGAACACCTAGATCAGATATAATTTTATCTTGAGAATAAATTATATTCTTCTTTTTCTTAATCTCTTTTTGAAGTTTTTTTACAACATTTTCCTTCAAAGATAAAAAAAAGTCCTTTGAACTAATATTTTTGTTTTTTTCCATTATATCCTTTATTCATCAAATCTGATTGGCATGATTAATCCCATATTTTTATAAATTCCATCTTTACCTGAAGTAACTATAACAGGTAACACATTATCTTTAAAATAAAATTTTACTATCTCATCGTCTAAATAGTCTAAACATTCTTTCAAAAAAGAAGGATTAAAACATATTGTCAACTTATTAGCATTTTTTGACAAAACCTTGATTTTATCTACTAATGCCCCTGAATCTTTATTCTTGACAGAAACAGACAAATAATCATTGTCTAAATAAAAAACAATATAACTTGCCGTCTCATACAAAATTTCAGATCTTAATAAAAGCATCTTTAATTCATCTTTATTAAAATCTACACTTACATATTCTTCTTCATAATTAACAATATATTTGTCCAAATCGATATCTTCCATTTCCAGCAAACGATAATAAATGTACCCATCTTTGTAAATAAATTTGCCGCCTTTTGAATTTAATGCAAATTGAACATTATCTTGGTTGCCACAATCTTTCAAAAAAGACAATATACTAGAAAAACAACTTACTGAAATTTTAGTTGAAAAATCAATAACACCATCTAAATCACATAATATCTTACTTTTTGCCAATCTCTTACCATCTGTCGCAATCGTTCTAAGTTCTTTAGTTTTTGAATTATAAGCTAAATCTACAGTGCTCAATTTTAAATCACTAGTATCTTTTGAAGCTGCATATAATGTTTTATGAAATAATTCATATAGTATCTCTGCTTTAATGTAACAATCTATATCTAATTTTTCTATAATATCCGTAAATTTAGGAAATTCTTCGCTAGAAAGATAAGAAACTTTAAATTCAGCATCATCTAATTTAATATTACATTCTTTGGTCTCTTCAGATAATTCAAAAATAACATAATCACAAAAACTAGAATTTAAAATAGAAACAAGCAAACTATGCGACAAACAAAAAGAGACATCTTCTTCATTCTCTAAATATTCACTATTTGATATAATTACTCGCTCCATTTCCAAATTATTCGCTTTTATTGTCAACATATTTCCTTTTTTTGACAATAAAATGTTTGATAAAATAGATAAGGTGCTTTTAGACTTAGATATCGTCTGACATTTTTTTAAAATATTTAATAATTCAGGTCTTTCAATTTTAAGATTCATCCTTATCCTCTTTTACTTTTAAAATTTCAACATAAAAATGACAAACTTTCCCAATCAACTCTTTATTATGATATCCCTCTAAAAATTTAGTATCCATTTCAAAGGATTCACCTTTATTTTTACCAATTATTTTAGTGTTAAAATCATTCAAAATCTTAGGATCTCCTACTCGAAATCTAAAATTTTTCTGACTACTACCTGGATACGTTTTTTCATCAATCTTACCAACATAATTAATAATCACAACATCCTTATTCTGAATAGCTCTATCCACATCCTTAACTTTCCCTTTATTGTCTGCTATTTTTTCTTTTACTTCAGTTAATTCAACAATTATATTCTTAAATTCAATATTAAATTCATCATCATTGAAGATATCTTTCTTTTTGCATAACGAAATAATAGTACCAATTTTACAATCAAAAGACTCAGTTATAAAATTTAATACATTTTCTTTTAAAAAATAAATGTCTTTTTTCAATGTCTTAACTTCTTTTTCAAGATTAAAGACAACTTGCGGAATACTGTCTTTTTGTATATTTTGTCCTTCAATCATTTCTTTTTTTGTTAACTTTGGCATTTCTCTAAATCCTTTCATAATAATGTCTCCTTTATTTCTTTATTTCTATATCAATTAATGGAACGAAAAAAACAAAACCTTGTCCTATATGTTTTACTTTTGCTGTTTCACCTTTTATTTCTAAAATCCTAACAAAATCATAAGTACAAATTTTACTAATTATTGTGTCTGGTGAAACATTTCCCAAAGCAGTAATTTTACACCTGTCTCCAACTATCAATTCAAAATCATTTTTTTGTTGATTTTTATCTTTTTTATCAACAAAAACTTTTTCTTTAACTACTACATTAGGTTTTTCTTCTCTACGAATAATTTCTTTTCCTTCTATATCTTCAATTCTTCTTTTAGCAAACAAAATTATCTCAGTCAACACCCTTCGTTCGGATATCTTTCCAACTTTTAATTCTTTTTCTAAAGGGACTTTTTTTAGAAGGAGTATCTCTTTGTAAATATTTACTAAGTCTATTTTTTGTTGAATAATTGCTAATTGATCTTCTAATTTCATTTTTTTTATTCTCCTTTTAATTCTTATTTACCACCTACACTATTTTTTTATCAAAATCAAATTTTTTTTTATAAAAATTAAAAATATTTTTAATCCTCTTTAAATAAACAGAATTATTGATGTTTTTTCTTCTTCCAACTCTCTTTCCCCTTACCTACAAATTTCAATTCTTTCGTTTTCTTGTCAAAATCCCATCCTTCCGCGATATAAACAAGTGGTTCACACCTACAATTTGGATGTGTAGCCCCAATTGTTGGCTTCCAACTAGCTGCTTTTCTACCATAATTGTCACCATTAGATTGAAGATCTGATAATTTATATACCTTTGGTGTACCATCTCTATTTAAATGAAATTTCCGACAATAATCACACAAAGCCGCATCATCATGTGCTACCTTAAACACATATATGTCTTTAGAAGTTTTCTCTGGATGACGAGCTATTATAGCATCCTGAGACCCCACATTTACCGCAGTAGTTAACTCTGTAGATACTATTCTCTGAAAATTTCTAAACAAATCTTTTGTCTTATCTCTCATCTCAGATGCAATAGCATTTGTCATCTTTCTCTTAGCAATGCCTTCTGTCAATATCGGTCGAATAACTCCACTTAATATCACATTTCTATAATCCATGTTTAAATTGTTTATTGTCTCAAGCAAATGTGTTTGAGCTAAATCTTTTAATTTACTTATATAAACACCGGCTGATTCTCTGATATTATTAATAGCATATTTCTCAACATCAGATAAAATTACTTCCTTTTCTCTTAATCTTAGTTCTTTTAATGATATTTGCTTAGATTTAACATCTGATCTTAATTTCCCTATAAAATAAGCATCTTCTACAAAATTCTCATATTCTGGAAAAGGCGAAATAATGCCTTTATTGATTAATTCGCCTATCATTTCTCTTGATATATCTTCTCTACCAACCATTTTAATCATAATTCCATCAAAATGATCTTCAATAATCTGCATTAATCTTTTTTTTGTTCCATCTGTAATTAACATTTATAAACCTGTCTTTAATTCAATAATTATTTGTTTCATTATTTCAAGATACATTTTTGAAAACGACTTCTCAGCCTCTTTCTCTAAATCTATCATTAATTCATCATCATATTGCTCAGTTGATTCTAATATCTCATCAGTAGATAAAGCTTTTAATAGTCTTTCTCTGACATCAGACATACATTCGTTCTTAGCTAATTTTATAATCACTCTAGCCATTAATCATACCACTCGATTTTCAAAGGTTTTTTTAACTTCTTTAATGCTTTTTGAGCTTTTTTCTTATTTTTTCCAATAACTGCTTTAACCAATGCTTTCTTTGATTCTTCTTTTGATGCCTCTTCTTCTGAAACATCTCCTTCAACTTCTTCGCCCTCATATCCACCATTAAATCCACCATCAGGAGAAAATCCACCATCTTCATTCATACCTTTTTCTTGAGATAAATACTGCAAATAAACAGAATCCAAAATAATATCTCCATATTCCAAATCTTCTTGTCCCATTTCTTTCCTGATTTCATTAACTGTATAAACAGTTGTTACTTTCTTCTTAATCCTATCTAATTCTACGTCTTCATCCTGAGAATCTAAACCAACAAATTCAAAAACATATTCATCTGCTAAATCTTTATCAAATCTAACTAAAATTTCATCATTAATAATATCTTGAATCCAATTCAATAATGGACGTAAAATACTATTTCTTGTATCTTTTAAAATAACTTCATTTCTACTACCACTATCACCGCCCAATGAAGAACCACTATCTTTAGATATATCAAAATTAATTTCTGACGGATTGATTCCGTATACCGCACAAATCAATCTAATTAAATATGTCATCCACTGATACCATTCCATGTCTCTATTGGACATAGATGACATAGGCAACCATTCCAGCCCTTCAGGAGCATTAAATACTAGCTGTCTCCACGCATTGCGTACTCCAGCAGATTGACGCTGTAGCATCCTTTTTATCCCGATCATATCTTCTTCTGTTAATTCTGACTTAATATTTAAAATTCCATTATTAGAATGCCCTTGCTTAAAAAAGACTTCATTATGAATTTCTGAAATTCTATGACTTGCTACAGTATTTAAAAGCCATTCTAACTCTGCTGGTGGATATCCTCGATACACAATTTCCACACTTGGTACTCTATGCCGATAAATTAAATCTTTATCGGTATAAGCTGCCATTATTTGACCTTTATAAATTTGAACAAATCTTATATTTTCTATATTTTCCTGTGCTTCCTCTAAATTTTTCAACCTATCAGGATCATTATCTAAATTGAACATCATTCCTTTCAAATCCTTAATTTTATCTTTTAAATCTTTTACTGCATATCGAATTGTACCAGACGACACAGGGATAAAATAAGACATTTTGTCCTTAATTTTAGATCCTAAACATTCTATTGAAATTGGATTATAAATTAATGTATCTCTTGTAATTAACCGTAAAAACGTATCAAAATTTCGTCTATCTTCAGGAGGTCGTTGATCAGTTACATGCCCTGTATTATTAATATATTTTTCAATTATTTTTATGTTTTGTTTTTCTTTATCCCCAATTTCTTTATCTTTATCTCTTAATCTGATGACATATCCCACAGTATATCTGTCTTTTTGCGGCTTAGAAAATGCAGCAACTCTATTAACTAATTTATTTATAATTGCAGAGACTACCATATCTGACGTAGACACTTGCCGTAAAATATCAAAAGACACAAGAGCCGGTTTCTCTTCCCAAACTCCTGAACTTGTAATCTCAGTAGAATCCATATATATCGATTTACGTCTAAAAACATAAGAATCATTCAACCCGCTTTTTGCTTTATTTAGCCAACTATCAGTTTTTAGACCAACAATATCTTTAAATTTTGAGAATAAATTATTTTTATTTTTTTCCATTTTTAAACTCCCACAAAAACAGTTATATCAGCTAAATCAACAACATCACAAAAAATACTTAAAGCTGTAAAATTTCCTCTTTTAATCAGCATCCCATCTTTTGTTCCTGAAACACTTGGAGAAACTGAACAATTATTATCTACTTCACCATTAAATCTTATACTAATCGTTTGATCTGTTAAAATATAAACAAAAGATGCTGGACATGTCGGTAAGTCTATATCTTGAGTAAATGGACCAATTTTATTCAAGTCATACTTATTTTTCTGAGTATAATCTTTAATAACACTCAATGTCTCATCTATAATAACTTTTTTGGGAGCATTAGTAGTTAATACATCTTGATACACCAAAATTCTATCTGTCAAGTTCATATGTGCTGTCGCCATTATTATCTCTCCTTTTAATTTAAAAATTTTTTAAAATTATAATATAAAACCTTAAAAAATTTTAATTATAATCATTAATTATGCCAACGTAAATTTAACTTTACTTCCAGAGACTTCTTTTCTTTTTAATTTCCCCTCTTTTTTTTCAAATTCTGAAGAATTATCTACGAACCCCATATGTCCCAAATATAACGCTAATTCGTCCGCCGTCGGTGATTTTTGAGGTAAATGCTTGTCATAACCAATCGGACTATAATCTAATGATGGTTTTTTGTCTTCTACAACGATATATTTCATTCTAACCATGCCTAAGATTCCAACTATTAAATATCTTAAACCATCCATAGAATGATCGCGCTTCTTTCTTATTGTATCCGTAGGCTCATCTAACTCAGGATCTATCTTTAAACGATAAACTTGCATCTCCTCTCCTGTTTCCTCACAAGAATTATGGATATACAACTTACTTTCATTTCTTGACCCTGGAACTCTTAAACTCTTTCTAACTAATCCGATGCCCCATTTAACATCTTTAGAAATTTTTGAATAAGGAGGATGATCTGTATTAACGACTGAAAAATATCTCTTGAATTCTTTAATAGCTCCAGGACTTTCTATATCAGGGAACAGTTTGCTTATTCCTAAATGCCCCCATCTATGATGTGTTTCTAAAGCAAATTCTGCATCTGACTTGTATTGAACTACTAACTCATCTAATATATATATATTATCTTTGCCGTCTATTACTGCTAATAAAGCTACTGCCATATTAAATCCAAAATCTACCCCGACAAATCTTTTACAACTATGTCTTTCAAATAATTCAATTATTTTATTAAGGTCTAATTCCCCCTCTTCTTCATATTTCTCCCCCATAAAAATTTCATACATTCTATCATATGATATAAAATGAATCGCAGGATCAAACATCGGATACACAAGACCAGAACTTGACGGTTTTCTATTTAATCTCTGTGCCTTAAAAAATTCAGTATCATCAGTAAAAAATAAACGTCTTACATCGTCTATGCCTTGTAAAAAAGGATTGTCTTTTTTTTGATTTTTTAATCTCCCAAGACAAAACGAAAAAATACCACACTCATAACAATTCTGATAAGCTGGATATTTTATATATTTATCTTTTTTCTCGATATTTAACTGGCTATACTCTTTATAATTCAAAGCAACTAAATATTCTTCATTAACATATAATTCCGTGTTTTGTTCACCTGATCTTTGTTTGTCACAATATTTAGTTATTTCTAACTGTCCCCATCTATGTATTTTTAAAGGATAATTTATGTCTTTTTTCTTTTTATTGATCATTTCTTGGATATTACCAAAAGCATATTTTCTCGAACTAATACAAATATTCAAAGGACTTTTTCCCATCCCTGGCGATAACATCCCTTTAGACTCAATAAAAACTTTCTTATCTGTTAAATCCACTTCATCTTGAATAATTGACCCATGAAAACTATTCACTGCCCTAATTGTTCCAGTTCCAATTTTTAATTTTCTTTTAAATCTGCTCGTAGTTTCACTCATTATACTTTTTGTAGCCACATCTTCGACATACCGCTTATTTAATGCGTCTTGAACATATCCGTATGTTACTCTCGATTGATCATAAATCGAGGCCATGTGAAAATAATCACGCCATCTGTCAAACGTAAGTGCTAAAAGTTCTATAGCAGCACAAGTAAGGCTCTTCTGACCGGACCGACAAGCTATGCCTAAAATATTATAATCTTCTAAATTAACATTTATTTTCATCTCCATCATACTTGTAAAAATATCCCATGCGAAATCAAGTGGCGACGAATTTCCATCTTCTATCGGTTTAGAAGATAAGTAAATTCCATAAAAATATCTAAAATAAACGTCCAAATCTTCTTTAGTTTGAGGCAAATCTTCAAACATTTCAATAGATTCTTCTGTTGTTAATTTATCTAATTCCACTTTTTATTCTTCTCCATTATTCGTTTTATCTAAATAAATAGAATCTGCCTCTTTTTTCATTTTTTTTATCAACAAATCTCTTTTTTCGGCTGCATGTTGAAAAATGACTTGTACTTGTTGATTAGTTCCTTGTTCCTCTTGTCCTTCTGATTTACTTTCACTTTTCCCCTCTAACATCTCTTTACAATAACTAATAATATCTTTAAATTGATCAAAATCTTTAGCCATAAAAAAACTATTTATTTTTTCCCCATCCATCATTGCATAATAAAATTCTTCTATTAACTTTAGATTTGCATCTTTTAACATCAAAAAAGAATTTAATTCCTCAACTTTAGAATCTATAATTCGCCTATTCATTTCTTCTGAAACTTCATTAAGAATTGCCATCCGTCTTTCACGCCATCGATAAAATCTCATTGCATTAAAAAATTGTTTTTCTTGTAAAGGATACCCCTCCTTTTTACAAAGTTTCAATAACGACTTAATCGGTTTTCCCTCCAGCCATAATTTAAACAAAACTTCATTGAGGAAGGGATTCAAATTTTTGGGTTTAGTTACTCTTTTTTGCGGCAACAATGCTCTAGTGCCCTCTTTTATTGACAACAAACTATTATTATCTTTTTTATCCATAAATACCCCCCCCTACTATTCAACTTCTTCTATATTTTTTGATTTTCAAAATTACTTCGTATTTATAAAAATTCCTTTCTATAAAGAAAAATAATTTTTTAACTACCTTTTTCTTCTTAAAATAATAACAAAAACTTTTTAAATAAATATTAATGGTTAATTTCTGTAAATTTTTTTCATAATCTATATCTACACTAGATATACCTGAATCAATAGCTTGTAGAATAACAATCATTCTTTCTAAAAATTCAGATGTTAATACCCCAAATTCTGATAACCAAGAGCTTCTCGCATCTAAATCAAAAGCATCCATTTCAGGTTGATAATTATCCATAATTTCTTTAATTTTTAATGAATTCTTCAATACTATACTCCAATAACCACCTTGCATCGGCTTCATTGTCATCTTGTGGTTTATAATTAAGTTTTTCTATACAAGATTTTATCATTTTTTCTTTATTTGCGTTACCTTTCCCTGTAGCAAACTTCTTTATGTCTGAGTAATGTACACCATTATATTCTACTTTGTTATCATAACACCAATTTGTGACTACTCCTCTTAACTCTCCTGCTACTTCCGCACCTAATGTTGACATATGGTTTTTAGATACTTCAAAAACAAGCAAATCTACTTTTCCTATTTCGTTTAACTTGTTCCGTAATCTAATAAGTCTCATACCTCGGCTCTCATCTCTTTTAACAGATAAATCCCATACTCCGCTAAATTTACTTTTCTCTACACCGTAGTAATATAATGCCCAACCACATGTTGTCCCTAAATCAAGTGCTGCTATTGAGTTTATCATGTTCTTGTTCCCCCTTCCACTATTGCCTTTTTAACTTCTGCCTTTACTTCATCTGGCAAATCCCCTGTGTTTTCTAAAAACATCATTGCCAAATCCATAGCACCACTAAGACAATTATCTGCCTCCTTTGCTATTTTTATTGCTACCTCCTGAAAAGTATTCCCACAAACTTGTCTGTAGCATCCTCTTCTCTTTGAAAAGAAGTTACTGAAGCAATTATCTGCCCTTTCTCATGTCTTAACCAAATATTAAAATTGTTTTTTATCAACGCTGTTAAAGTATTAAAAGTCGCTACTTGAATAGCCATTATTTTATTAGCAACTTTGACTTTTTCATATAACTCATTAAATTTCATCTCCCAATTTATTTCCATATTTTTATTATTTTCCTTAGCTTTTTTTTTACTTTTTTCCATTTTATTCCTCCTTTTTAATTAACTACCAATGCACTTACTCCATTCTTTTTTTCTACTTTATAAACTCCATCAAACATATTTTGAAATGTATTACTATGGTCAATAACCCACACAAAATCTTTTGATTCACATAACTTAATAAGAAATTGCATAATATTCTCTTTGCCAGCATTATCTAATCCAACAAAACACTCATCAAGACAAATAAAATTTGGTACTGCTGAAGATCTGACTGAAATGATCTTAGATAGTGCAAAACTAGTTGCCAAAAGTAATCTTGCCCTCTCCCCACCGGACAAAGCGTGAATATTCCTTTTCTCATTATCTATCAATAAAACAGTATCAATCTTTTGCTTTATATTACCTTTTGAATTTAAAGACTCTACGTCAAATCTTAATAAAATATTACTATCAAACATCTGCCTTAAATATTCTGCAAGATACAAATTAATTTCGTTAATAACTTTAGCAAAAACAAACGCTTTTATCCCTTCTCGACTAAAAGATTTTATTAATAAACTATATGCGTTAATTTGTTTTTCTGCTTTTTTCAATGTCTCCTTCTTTTTGACATTTTTATTTTCTTGTTGTTCAATCTCAATTTTCAAATTTTCAACCATTTCACCATAATTATTACTTTCCTCTTCCTTTTTATTAATTAACTCATTAAAATTATCAATATGTTTGTTTATATTCTCTGTCATTTTTTTAAAATTTTGAGTAGAATTTTTAAAAATATTCTGAGAGGCGATAACTTTTATTCTTAAATTATCAATTTCTTTTTTCTTTGCTTTATTAATTTCAACTTTATTCTCTGTTTTAGCTATATCATTAATTAATATATTGTTTTCATCTTCTAATTTTCCAATCTTAACATTCAACGGCTTAATGAAATCCAATAAATTTTCATCTTTCACATCTTGTTGACAAGTTGGACATTTACCTGCTGCTATCAAATCATTAAATTGTCTTTTCTGCTTACTTAAAATTTGTAATTCTTTGTCATTAGTAGCTTTATTCAAACACTTTTTGCTTAAATTATTATCAATCAAGTCATCACATGTCTCTCTCAACTCATCAATTCTATTCTGATTATTGTCAATTACCTCTACTAATTTACAATCATCATTATATTTTTTCTTCACATCTCTTCTTTCAGTCATCAAATCCTTTATTTTATCTCTAAACTTTTTAAGATCTGTATCTCGAACTAATTCAAAAGAATCCGATAACCTCGCCATTTGAACTGATTGCTCTTTTTTCGTAATCAATTCTTTTTTACAAAAATTGAGATTATTTAATAATTCCTCAGTTTTTTCTTTAATTATTCTTAAATCTTGTTTAACTAAATCAAAACAAGTATCAAAAACAAATAAATCTAAAATTTCAGTTAATACATCTTTTTTTTCTTCGTCATTAGAAAATAAAAATTGTTGAACAATATCAGTATTTTGAGAAAAATAAATGCTCTTTAAAAATGTTTGAAAACTCAATCCAATAATTTTATTGATAAATTGTTGTGTCTCTCGGCTATCTCTACCATTCTTAATTTTAGTGTTTTTATAAAAATTTAAGACATTTGGATTCCTAGTTCTATGAATAAAATAAATATCCTCACCTCTTTTGAAACTCAACTGCGTATCAAGAGTAGTTTGCCCCCACCGAACAACTTCATCTAATTTAATTTTTCTTGGCAAATCTCCATAAAGGATAAAGCAAATTGCATCTATTATTGCCGATTTCCCACTTCCATTAGAAGTTTCTTCATCATAATTATATCCATCCAGCAAAAACAATCCTTTTTCAAATGTAACAGTTAACTCTTCATACGACAAAAAATCTTTAACTTTTAATTCTATTAATTTTATCATAGTTTAATCCTTTTTAATTTTATTTGTTTTTTGATCTATAAAATTCGTATTTTTAGCAATCATATCTATTCCATATTTTTCAACCATTTCACCTAATTCATATTTTTTTTGATACTTCATCGACCTATCTTTCATGATTTTATTGATTTTTCTCATTACTTTTTTCCTTTTATGTGTATCTAAGCAGACATTTATTGTAGGTTCATTGATTAATGAAGGCAACTTCCTTGAAATAATCCCACAATTTGGACAAACAACATTAGGAATGTGATCAGGATGACATATCTTTATAAAAATCTCATTACATTTGCCACACTTAAATCTATAAAACGGCATAAACATATCTTTCTCTATTGATTTAAAACTTTTTTCAAATATTTATTTTTTCCTAAATTTAGAATAAACTCTTTGTCTTGACAATCTGTTAGATATAAATTGATATAATCCTCAAACATCTCAATCATAGATTGATTCTCCTTAATTTGAATTTTAATCGATGGATCTAAAAAATCATATTGAATAAAAATATTATCACATTTCGGTAATATATCTTGTTCTATCAAAGAAGTCAAAAAATGCTTACTCACTTTTTGACAATTTTCTTGACTATCTCTAACAACAAACCTCACAAAATCTCTATTATTGTATTTATCTACTTTGCCATTTAACAAATCCTCTAAAGATACCTCAAAAGAATAATATTGCGGCAATATCTCTTTTAAAGAAAAAAACTCAAATTCTTTATTATCAATACCAGATATATATAAGATTTTCTTTTCTTCATTAGATTCCGCAAAACTATGCGCCAATGGTGATCCTAGATATAATACATTATCTTTTTCTTGATATGTATGAAAATGACCAGCAATTACTTTACTTTTGCCAAAATCTTTAATACTAACGCTATTACTTTCTTTCACCTTCATTTGTGGATTAAAATAAAACTCATTGATAGACTGATGACAAAACAAAATATCTAAATCATGTTGAGACTTTGACAATTCTTTTTTAAATTCTTCTGATGTATTTCGATAAGGAATCGCACCTATTGCAGGACATATAAGTTTAAATTCATCAACTATAGTGATTTTATCCCAAAACAAATGTACAAAATCAAAAGCATGAGTTACTAAATTTAAATTAGTATAGTCATGGTTCCCCAAAATTATATAAATTTGCTTTAAATTCTTTTGCAATAACTTATGCAATTGTTTAAAAAAGAAATTCTGGACATCAACTCTAATAATAGATTTAACATCATAAATATCTCCAAGGAAAACTAGACTAACATTAGAACCTATAGAACATTTTTTTTCTAATATTTTATTAACATAATCAAAAAATATTTGTACAATTTCAAGATTTACTAATTTTAAATGCAAATCACCTATCACTAAAAATTCCATTATTATCGTCCCCCATTATTTTAATATATAATTCTTGTTGTAATTGTTCGTTCTCTTTTATTTTCTGAGATAATTCAGATCTGCCAACAGCCATTTTTTTCTCATTATAAAAATAAGTCTTTCCTTCTAATTTTAGAATTCCTAAGCCTAACGCCAATCCCATTATTTCTTCCCAAACATCAACAACCCCCTTATCATACAAAAACTTAAATATAGCAACACGATTAGGTACACCGACTCTACTCTTTTCTAAAACTTTCATTTTAATGTAATGTCCAATTTGAGAATCTTTGCCGTCCATTCCCTGTAATTCCGTATCAAAAATCTTATTTTTCTTTCCTTCTTTTTTTTCAAAATGAAGAATAGCATCCGAAAAATGTAATAAAGCTTGACCACCAGTTAATTTGAATTTATTCCCTAATTGCTTTTGGATAGGATCAAATTGTATCCTAGACTGCGATAAAAACACCCAAGTAATATCTCTTTTGCGAGACGGAGTAACTATTAGTCTTAAAGCTCCAGGTAAATAAGAAGATAAATCCCCCATAACTATTTTTTCTGTATTTATTTTAACTTCTTCTTTTGGCGGAATTATTCCGTGCAAACTATCAACAACACAGCATAAAACTTTCAATCCTTTATCATGCATAGTTACAACTTTTTCAGCAAAAAAATCAAAAACTTCTCTACCATAATCAACAGGCTCTAACCTAAATCTTAACTTTCTATCTTCTTCTGTGAATCCTTGTTCATCTGACATAAAAACATCTATCCAATGCTGATCAAAAGATTTTTCAGCATCAAACCAAATAATTATGCCCTCAGGATCATCTTTCAGCATTTGAGCACAACATGAAACAGCAAACATCGTTTTCCCAGCAGATTCCCCACCAAAAAAAGTGTAAAATCGACCTGGAACTATTCCACCCTGTAATGCATAATTGACGGATGGTGATATTGTAGGCCAATATTTATCAATAAAAGGAATTACTGTTTCTTCTTTACCAAATAATTTTTTAAGTAAATCTTTATCAATAGCCATTTCTTTTCTTTCCTTTCTTTTAATTTTATTTAGAGGATAATTGAATTTCAACATCTAAATTTTTCTTTACCCAATTATAACAATCTTCAAAGTATTTCGCTTGATTAATAAAAAATTTAGAAATCATTTCCCAGCTATTTTCTAATATTTTTATACGTAAAACTTCATCATCCATCTCAACATACGCTTGTGCTTTGCCGTCTGTAATTGTAGTAGAGACATTCCCTTCTTTGTCTGCTTTTACAAACCCATATTTCAAAACAGCCCTATCTAATAAGGCTAACGCCTTTTCTCTCCCTAATCTTCGTCTAGCTTCCAATTTAAAACTTTCAGCTACGCTTGAATTTACAATGCAGATTTGTCTAGCATATAAAAATTCACTACCTAAATTTTTACAATCTTCTATTGAACCTCCATATAATTCTTTTACCGTTTTCTTGTATTTGTTAATATATTCAATATCTACCTGATTCGGATTAACTTTATCAAAAAGTTTTTCAACATAAGGAATCATTTTTATAGGTAAAAGTTGATATTTATTGCTTTTTTTCTCTTCAGTCATTTTATTACTCCTTTATTTTATTTTATTATTATTTCATTAAATCTTCTATTTCATCATCAATTTCTTGATTAATCGGGTCAATTTCTTTCTTGATTGTCTCAATTACTTCTTTCTTCGTAATTAAATGAGTAATAGGCTTAGAACATATTGGTGAAGGAATTTCTGGATTGTTATTATTATTATCATTATCATTTTTATATAATTCAACAAAATCAAAATTACCATTTGCGGCATTTTCCAAATCAGCAACAGTATAATTTTTTACTAAAATATCTTCTGGATATATATATAATTCTTCATAGTCATCAATTATTTTTTTAGGAATAGGAGTTTTCTCAGGAAATAAACTAATCGCCCATTGCCATTCAAATCTAGGCCCACCCCCCTTAATCTTTTTTGTTTTCTTAATAATAATACTTCTACCGTCTTCAATGCTATAAATACTTATATATTTATCACCCAAGGCTTTTCTTTGAAGAGAAATTTGATCTTTTAAAACTTGATTCGCCTTTTCACATAATTGCAAAAACACCATATTATTGTCTTCATCAAGAACAGTATAAAGAAATTCTTGTTGAGGCCTAATATTATAACTTTGACTATTTAATTTTTTACTTTCTTCTCCATTACCTATCTTTTTTGAATAAGATGATTTATTCTTTAAATTAAGCATTTTTTCACAAATAGGACAAACCCCTTCAAAAGGTTTTGTACAATTGACAACAACAAATTTGCCTTCATTTGTTTTTAAAAAATGCTTATCATACACATAACAAGCACCATGTCTTTTTTTAGAAGATGGAGGTGGAATTAAAATTCTCAATATATGACTTTTATCTTCTTCTATTTTATAAATAAGCTTCCCTCTATTTGACTCTTTTATCCTATCCTCTGCATTTGAATAAGAATTAAAAGTCTCCTGTTCGCTTTTTTCATAATCTTCGGGTGTAAACATATTTTCTCCTTTTTTGTATGGTGTCTTATTAACTCTTTTAAAATTTTAGAGTTATTGTTGCACCTAAATTGAATTTTCTTTTATCATACCCTATTATAGGTCCAATATATGTATTATCTAAGAACAAAACTAAATCGTGTAAGTTATATAAAAAAGGAGAAAAACTATAATTAAATCCATTCTTTACGTCTCTTCCGCCAACCCCGAATCGAATAAATCTAAACTTATCAATTCCATCTTTTTTATAACTTATCAATGAAAACCCAATATTCGGAACTAAATCTATATTTTTATTTTTCAAAAGAACTATTGTATGTATACCAACATCTGGAGAGAAATCAAAAACTATTTTACCTTTTTTAATATTTTTTATATTTATATAAGTTTCAGCATTTTCAATTGGTAAAGCAAAAGGATGTTCTCTCCAATCTTTTTTAATACTATCTTTTCTAACTGCTAATCCTGCTTGTAGCATTATTAAATCCGCAGAATTAATAACCTTATATTTATCTTTTTCTTGTTGTACCAACGTATGAACTTGCACTTTGTAATTATATGCCTTACTAACAACCTTCCCATTAGCATAAATCATGACATAACCAATAGCTGGTCCCTCTTCCCCATCTTTGTCTTTTAAATGTACTTCATGAAAGATATATTTTAATTTTCCAGCATAATGACATTCCAAATCAACCTTATTATTCGTTTTAGCATATGATCTAATCAAATATGTCGCATCTGTTAACGCTTCAATGTTTTTATATTTAATCTTAGTGTTATTGCCAAAAGATTCTTTTGCTTTAGATATTATTTCATTATCAAAAACATACTTGTTAGCCGATTTTCCAACATTGTCATCTATCATCATAAAGTGAGTATCTTCTTGCTTAATATTACAATTACAACTTTTTGATAATAATATACAAACAAATATACAAACAAATAT